TTTGTTACAGGCAGTGGCAACGATGATGAATGGTTCTTTGACTATGAATCAGGTGTACTTAACTTCATCGGTACAAACTTGCCAAATGGTAAAAGTTTTAGTGGGAACAGTGTATATGTAGAAGGCGCCCGATATATTGGAGATTATGGAGTAGGTGGTGACACAGGTGCATTTACTTTTACTGATAACCGTATACAAACAACGAATACCAACGAAGAAATTATTATTGAGCCTGCAGGCACAGGATACGTTGCTATAGATGCCACTAGTGGCTTAATTGTTCCGGTTGGCACAACTGGACAACGACCCACTGGCCAAGCTGGAATGCTACGGTTTAATAGTGGTTCAAATGTGGTTGAGGTGTATAACGGGTCAGCTTGGACAAATGTTGGAGCGGGCGGCAGTAGTATTGTATTAGATGAATTTGCAGGAGATGATAGTGATACAACGTTTAGCCTAACATCAACCGCATCTGTAGCATCATTGATCGTAAGTGTTAACGGTGTTGTTCAGGAAACAGACACTTATTCAGTTAGCGGCACAACACTAACGTTTAGTGAAGCGCCTGCTACGGGAGACTCTATACAAACTAGAAACTTCTTTAGTGGCGCCACAGTTGATGTTGCAAAACTACAGGATGCTGATCTTGATACTAAAATACAGCTAGAAGAAGGCACTGACGATGATACCATACGTTTTGATGCTGCTGGCACACAAGTAGCAACTATGACTAGTACTAAAACAGCATTTAGTACGGCTGTACAATTAGCAAGTATGACCACTACACAACGGAATGCCCTATCAGCAGCTAACGGTATGCTTATATACAACACAACAGATAACAAATTTCAAGGTTACGAAAACGGCAGCTGGGCCAACCTAATCTGATAAATAAACGTGTAGTTAACTACTACAACAAATCCCCCCAACCCTTTATAAAACGTAGAAATTAAACTAAACTTCTTGCGTACTATTTCTATGAGTGCATTATAAAATGCTAGGATAGCATAAATATCTCTAAGATATGACGTATCTGGAGGAATTCTAAACTATGGCATTAACACGAATTAAAACTAACCAATTAACTGACAGTGCAGTTACCGAAGCAAAAATTGCTAACCTAGCTGTTTCTGGAGGAAAGTTAGCTAATAACTTAACTTATGGTAGTGATTTAACAGTTAGTGGCAATCTAACAGTTAGCGGCACAACTGTTGCTGTTGCAACAACAAATACAAGGGTTGATGACGCACTTATTACTCTTGCTCAAGGCACAACTGGCTCACCAACTGAGGATTCAGGACTACTTATTGATAGAGGTGATTCAAATAACGTTGCATTTGTGTGGGACGAAAGCGCAGATGAATTTATTGTTGCTGATGTGGGGGCAGAAGACGGCGATACTGCTGGAAACCTTGCAATTAGTGCATACGCAGGCTTTCACGCTAACGCAATAGTATATGCTTCACTTAATGATGGTACAACAACATTAACAAGTACGGCGGCTGAACTTAACCTACTTGACACATCAGTAGCTGGTACGATTGTTAACAGCAAGGCCGTAATTTATGGTGGCAGTGGTGAAGTTAATGCTACTACACTACAAATTGGTGGCTCAAGCATTACAGCAACAGCAGCTGAACTCAACATTATGGATGGTGACACAAGTGTAGGCACTGATGCTTTTGCTAGTGGCGACGGTCTTGTAACTAATGATGGTGGCACTATGAAACAAACCAGTGTTGCTACACTAGATACATTTTTATCAGCAAGTACAAAGACACTTACAAACAAGACAATCAATAGTGATAGCAATACACTAACACTTGATCTCAGTGAAGGCACACTAACAGGTACAACAGCAGAATTTAACTCCGCATTAAGTGATGATAGTTTTGCAACTCTAACAAACACTGTTACATTAACTAATAAGACACTTACCACACCAACAATAGACGCAGGTATGGACATCAAGAATGGTGCTACCAGCGCAGGTTTTGTTAAGTTTTTTGAGGACAGTGACAATGGTTCAAATGCAGTAACACTTATTGGTCCTGCAAGTACAGCAGATGTAACACTTACATTGCCTGCTGCTACAGATACATTAGTTGGTAAAGCAACAACAGATACACTTACAAACAAGACAATCAATAGTGATAGCAATACACTAACACTTGATCTTAGCGAGGGTACACTAACAGGTACTACAGCAGAGTTTAATACTGCTCTAAGTGATGATAGTTTTGCAACTCTAACAAACACTGTTACTCTAACTAACAAGACACTAACAGCACCAAAAATTGCAGACGGCGGCTTTATTGCTGATGCTAACGGTAACGAACTTATTATCTTTACAACAACAGCAAGTGCAGTTAATGAAATTACTTATGCAAACGCAGCAGCAAGCGGTCATCCAACTATTACCACAACAGGTAGTGATACAAATATTAACCTAGTACTAAGTCCAAAAGGTTCAGGTACTATTAATGTTGATACAAGTAAGATTGTTAATGTTACAGACCCAACAAGTGCACAGGATGCAGCAACAAAAGCATATGTTGACTCACAAACATCAGGTACCAATACTACTATTACTGATGGAAGTGCAAGTGATACATTTATCCTCGGTGATACAATTACATTTACTGCTACAGCAAATGAAACAACAGCCGCAGTCACAACAGGCGGCAGTGGCCCAATCGTTACTATTGGTTTACCAGACGATGTTACCATCGGTGGTGTACTTACAGTTACAGGCAACTTGGTTGTTAATGGTACAACTACTACACTAAGTTCAACAAACACAGTAGTTGAAGATACACTTATTGAACTTAACACTGGGGCAGGTTCGAACGCAAATGATATGGGTATTATTATGGAACGTGGTTCCACTGGTGATAACGCATTGTTTATTTGGGACGAATCAGCTGATAAGTTCGCTTTTGGTACAACTACAGCCGTAGCAAGTGCAACTGGTGATATCACATATACAGATGCTGGTATTACAGTAAGCACAATTAGTACAAGCGGTACAGCAACACTAAACGATGCAACAGTAGGCGGTGGATACGGCTCAACTGGTGTAACAATTAGTGCAGCAGGTGCTATCCAAGCTAATGGAGCACTAACAGTTGATGGTACTTCAACACTTGGTGTTATTAACGCAAGTGGACTTGCCTCACTAGATGGTGGTATTGATGTAGACGGAGCATTTACCGTAGCAGACACATCAGGTAACGTAGCAACCACTGGTACACTAAGTTCAGGTGCAGCTACATTGTCAAGTGCACAAGTTAGTGACCTAACCGATAACAGAATCGTTATTGCAGGTGCTAGCGGTGAGCTAGAAGACGATGCTAACCTAACATTTGACGGTACTACTTTTGAAGTGGGTGGCGGTTATGGCTCAACTGGTCTTGACATTGCTATGGATGGTAATGTTAGCACCAATGGTACATTAACAGTTGACGGCACTTCAACACTTGGTGTAGTTAATGTTTCAGGACTTGCCTCACTAGATGGTGGTATTGATGTAGACGGAGCATTTACTGTTGCAGACACAAGCGGTAACGTTGCTACAACTGGTACACTAAGTTCAGGAGCAGCAACTCTTTCAAGCGCACAAGTTAGTGACCTAACTGATAACAGAATCGTTATTGCAGGCGCAAGTGGCGAACTCGAAGATGACGCAAACCTAACATTCGATGGTACAACCTTTGAAGTTGGTGGTGGTTATGGTGCTACTGGTCTTGATATCGCAATGGACGGTAACGTAAGTACAAACGGTACATTAACAGTTGATGGTACTTCAACACTTGGTGTTGTGAACGTTAGTGGGCTAGCAAGTCTAGACGGTGGCATTGATGTTGATGGCGCATTTACTGTTGCTGATACCTCAGGTAACGTTGCTACAACTGGTACATTGAGTTCAGGTGCAGCTACATTGTCAAGTGCAGCAATAAGCGATCTTACAAGTGGTCGTGTAGTACTAGCAGGAACTAGCGGTGAACTAGAAGATAGCGGTAACTTAACATTCAATGGTTCAACACTAGCTGTTACAGGTACTATTACAGCATCAAGCAACGTTGACATTGCAGACGCTGGCTCACTTAGAGTTGGTACAGGCAATGACTTTACTATCAACCACGATGGTACAAACACAACTATTACAAACGGTACAGGCATCCTTGCCATAGACGGCACAGCAACTAGTTCAATTCGTGTAAACGAAGCAGGCGCAAACGTTGACTTTATTGTTGAAGGTGATACAAATACTTCACTATTAACAATTGACGCTAGTCAGGATAACATTGGTATTGGTGGAGCACCAAATGCCAACGCTATTCTACACATCAATGATACAGGTGCAATGATTATAGCATCAGGTACCACAGCACAACGTCCTGTTACAGGAGTAACCGGTATGTTCCGTTATAACTCAACAGTAGGCGGTCTAGAATTTTATGATTCCGATAGCTGGGAAAGTGTATCCAGTGCATTTACAATTGCTACTACAGAACAGTTTAGTGGTAATGGTAGTGATACTGCATTTACACTTGCTGCAACAGCAGGCGGTGAAGATTATTCAGCAGCCGGTATCCTGGTGTTTATTAACGGTGTTTCACAGGATACTAGTGCATATGCACTAAGTGGGACTGGCAACAGAACAATGACACTTGACGAAGCACCACTAAGTGGTGACACAATTGAGGTTCGTAAGTTTACAACTAGTACTACGGTAACTACTATAGCAGATACTGATGGCGATACACAGATCCAAGTTGAAGAGTCAGCAGATGAAGACATCATACGCTTTGATGTTGGTGGTAGTGAAAAAATGACACTTAATGCTACACAACTTAGTGTAACAGGAAACATTGTTGCTACTGGTGATATTACTGCAAATGGTGACATTACATTAGGTGATGCTAATACAGATACTATTACATTAGGTGCTGAAATTGGTTCGGATATTATTCCAGATACAGACGGTAGCAGAGACTTAGGTAGTGCTACTAATCGCTGGGCAGAGGCACATATTGACGATGTTTTACTTGGACCACAAGGTGACATAAGATTTTATGATAGTGACGCTAGTAATTTTGTTGCATTCCAGAGTGCTGGTACTGTGGCAAGTGACATTACTTGGACACTACCAAGTGCAGATGCGGCAGTAAGTGGATATGCACTAGTTAGTAATGCCGCAGGCACACTAAGTTGGGCAGCAGCAGGTGCAACAACTACAAGTGACACCACTACAAACGCTGAAGAACAACTTTACTTTGGTGATATTACAAGTGGTGCAGTAACAGCAGTACATCATGATGCAGACTTAACTTATAATCCAAGTACTGGTACACTAACAAGTGCAGCTTTTGCTGGTGATGTAACTGGTGATGTTACTGGAAATGCTGATACTGCAACTGCATTAGAAACTGCAAGAAACATAGGTGGTGTTAGTTTTGATGGAAGTGCAAGTATTAACTTACCAGGTGTCAATACTGGTGGTAACCAAAACACCACTGGTAGTGCTGCAACATTAACAACTGCTAGAGCAATCCAAGTAAGTGGTGCTGTAACTGGTACTGCTAACTTTGATGGCAGTGCAGCAATTAACATTGTTACAACCAACACAGCAGATCCAACTATTACACTATCAGGTGCAGTAACTGGATCAGGTACATTAACTAACCTAGGCGATGTTACTATTGCAACAACTGCTACTGCAGATCCAACACTAACATTAGCTGGTGATTTATCAGGAAGTGCAACATTTACTAACCTTGGTAATGCTACACTAACAGCAACTATTGCAGCTAACTCAGTTGCACTAGGAACTGATACAACTGGTAACTATGTTGGAGCAGGTGCTACAAGTGGTAGTGGTATTAGTGGTAGTGTAAGCAGTGAAGGTGGAACATTTACTGTTACATCAAACGCTACAAGTGCTAACACTGGCAACACTATTGTATTCCGTGATGGTAGCGGTAACTTTAGTGCAGGCGTTATTACTGGTACAAGTACTTCAGCACGTTACGCGGATTTGGCTGAGATGTATGCTGCAGATGCAGATATTTCAGCTGGTACAGTTGTATGTTTTGCAGGCGAAGGCAAAGTTGCAGAATGTGACGTTGCAGACTGTCGTTCAGTAGCAGGAATTGTTTCCACAGATCCAGCTCACTTGATGAACAGTACGCAAGAAGGTGTTGCACTTGCACTAGCTGGTCGTGTTCCTTGTAAGGTAACAGGCCCTGTAGCAGCAGGTGACTTGATGGTAAGTGCAGGCAACGGTATGGCAATGGCTAATAACGAAGCAGCAATGGGTACAGTAATTGGTAAAGCAATCGAAGCTAACGAAGACGGAGAAGGCGTCATTGAAGTACTAGCATTAATGATGTAATTTACAAAAACAAGGAATAATAGGATAACAATATGCCTCTGACAAGACCTAGAGCGGGACAAATAAATTTTGATCTTACCAATATCACTGATCCACTCATTCGCATCAACAGTGGCCAAACTGGTAGTGCAGATAAAGATGTTGGCATCGTAATTGAGCGCGGTGATGACACCAACGTTGCTATTATATATGATGAAAGTGCAGATCAGTTTGTACTAGTAAACACTACAGAAGATGGTACTACAAGTGGTAATGTAACTATTTCAAGTTATGCTGATCTACAAGTTGCTACAATTAATACAGCCACATTAGAAATAGGTGGTACAGCAGTTACTAGCACAGCCGCAGAACTAAACATTTTAGATGGCGTTACTGCTACAACGGCAGAACTAAACATTCTTGACGGTGTTACAGCAACAGCCGCAGAACTCAATTATGTAGATGGCGTTACTAGTAATATCCAAACACAGATTGATAACATTAGTAGCAGTTTTACACTAGCAGCAGACAGTGGTAGCAATGATACATTTACTACCGGACAAACTCTTACTATTGCTGGCGGTACAGGCATTGATACTACTGTCAGTGACAACAATATAAGCATTGCTATTGATAGCACAGTTGCTACACTTACAGGATCACAGACATTAACAAATAAAACACTTACTACACCAGTAATCAGTAGTATTAGTAACACAGGCACACTAACCCTACCAACTAGTACAGATACACTTGTAGGTAGAGCAACTACTGATACTTTAACAAACAAAACATTAACGTCTCCTACTATAACAGGAACTGGCGCAATCGCTGGCACATTTACTGGTAACATTACTGGTGATGTAACTGGTAATGCTGATACTGCCACTGCACTTGCTACTGCAAGAAACATCGCTGGTCAAAGTTTTGATGGCACAGGTAATATTAGTATTGCTTCAACAGATTTAAGTGATACTGCTAGTATTGTATTAACAACAGCAAGTCAGACGCTTACAAATAAAACACTTACTGCACCAGTTATTAGCAGTATTAGTAATACTGGCACACTCACACTACCTACAAGTACAGGCACAGTTGCTCTAACAAGTGATATTTCACTTTCTACATTAAGTGTAACTGCAAGTGCTTTAGAAATAAACATACTTGACGGAGTTACTGCAACTACAAGTGAACTAAACATAATAGACGGTGACACCAGTGCAACCAGTACAACACTTGCTGATGCTGATAGAGTTGTTGTAAATGACGCAGGCACTATGAAGCAGGTTGCACTTACAGATTTTGAAACATATTTTGAAACTGCACTTGATACACTCAGCAATGTCACCAGTGTTGGCACACTAAACGGACTTACTATTGCAAGCACACAAACCATAAGCATGGGTGCTAATAGAGTTACAAGTGTTGCAGATCCAGTAGGAAACCAAGATGCTGCAACAAAAGCATATGTGGATGCAAACGCAGGCGGCGAAGGTGGCGCAAGTGGATTTACTCAGAGTACAACTACTACTGCTCCTGGCAGTGACGGTGATTTTGATTTAAGTTTTAATGTTGCACAAGACACACAAGAAACACCCTTTGAAGCAGGCGGCAGTGATGCTTTTGGTGTTTCGTTAGGCGAAGTTTATGATCAGATGGAACCAGTAGGAAGTACCAGTGTAGTAGACTTGGGTGCATTTACATAATAAATATAGCAAAGGATTAAAAGATGCCAACACAGTTACAATTTAGAAGAGGCACAACTACCCAGAACAATGCATTTACAGGTGCGGTAGGTGAGATTAGTATAGATACAGATCTTAATACCATGAGAGTTCATGATGGTAGTACTGCAGGTGGCGAAGAAGTTGTTGTTGTTAGTGCGACACAAACTCTTACTAACAAGACATTAACTAGTCCAACTATTAACAGTGCAACTATTGCAATGGGCACAAATAAGATTACTGGATTGGGTGATCCAACTAGTGCGCAGGATGCAGCAACTAAAGCATATATTGACAGTGAATTAAGTAGTCTTAGTAGTACTACACTAACTCAAGGGGATACAAACTTTGCTATTTCTGACAGTGGAACAGGTACTATTACTGCAACAGTAGATAACACAACACACAGTACTTTTGCAGCAGCAGGTATAACACTTTCTCAAGGCAACTTTGTTGGTAACTTAACAGGTAATGCTTCTGGATCAGCCGCTACATTAGCGACAGCAAGAGCAATTCAAGTCAGTGGCGCCGTAACAGGTACTGCTAACTTTGATGGTAGTGCAGCAATTAACATTGTGACCACTAATACTGCTGATCCAACAATCACACTTGCCGGCGACCTATCAGGAAGTGCAACTCTTACTAATTTAGGCAGTGCTACACTAACAGCAACTATTGCAGCTAACTCGGTTGCACTTGGTACTGATACTACAGGCAACTATGTTGGCACAATTACTGGAGGCACTGGTATAGCATCAAGCGGCGCAACATCAGGCGAAGGTATCGCTCACACGCTTTCAGTTGACCTAAGTGAACTTACAGATATGACTGCTGCAATGACAGGAACTGATGAGTTTATAGTCCTTGATGCAGGTGCAGATAGACGTAAGGCAGCCAATGAGATCGGTTTAAGTATCTTTAGCAACGATAGTGGATTTACCACAAATACAGGTGATATAACAAACGTTAGTGTAAGTGGAACAGGATTATCTGGCGGTGGTGCAAGTGGTAGTGTAACAATTACCAGTAATGCTACAAATGCAAACACTGGTTCAACCATTGTAGCACGTGACGGTTCAGGTAACTTTAGTGCTGGAACAATCACTGCTAACTTAACAGGTAACGCAAGTGGTAGTTCAGGAAGTTGTACTGGTAATGCTGCAACAGCAACTCTTGCAAGCACAGTTACAATTACAGCAAATAACACTGCTAACGAAACTGTGTACCTTACATTTGTTGACGGTGCTACAGGTACACAAGGCCTTGAAACAGACACAGGACTAAGTTACAATCCAAGTACAAACGTACTAAGCACAACTGCTAGTTCTGCACGTTACGCTGACTTGGCAGAACGTTATACCAGTGACAGCAACTATGAAGCAGGCACAGTTTTAGTATTCGGTGGCGATGAAGAAGTTACAGAATCTACACAGCGTTTAGACAAGCGTATTGCTGGCATTGTAAGTACAGATCCCGCATATTTAATGAACAGTGCATTGGAAAACAGTGTTGCAGTTGGATTGCAAGGGCGTGTACCTTGTAAAGTAGTTGGCGAGATACGCAAAGGCGATTTAATGGTGAGCAGTGCAACTCCAGGACATGCAGAAGCATGGCGCGAAGAAAGCAATCCTCCAACAGGTAGTGTTATTGGTAAAGCACTGGAAAACAAAACAGGTGCAGGTGCAGACGTTATTGAAGTTGTTGTAGGTATACGTTAAAATATGCACAAATTTTATACTTCTGACTACGAAGGTGAGATGGTTACAGATAGTTTAAGTTGGCGAGACGGCAATAAAGAAGAAAATAGTACTTGGATTCCTAAAACTATTTTTAACGAAGATCCTTCCGAATCTGCATTTATAGTAGGCAATGGCCCTAGTAGAAATAAACATAATTTACAAGCATTACACGGAATAAGAGCTAGTAGAGATTTCACAAAAAGCCGGGCTCCAGAAACTGTTGGTCAAAGCTACGGATGTAATCTACTGTATAAAGATTTTACTCCTACATTTCTTATATGCTTTAATGCAGAAGTGTGTGCAAACATACAAAAATCTGGTTATGCTAACGAAAATATTGTTTACAGTAATCGTGAAAACATAGTTAAATATCCAGGAATATTGCATCTATATCCACATTATGAAAAAATGTTTGCTGGCCCAGCGGCTGCACGATTAGCGGCAGCCGACGGCCATAAAAATATATTTTTAATTGGATTTGATTTATATAGTGAATCTATAGATCATATATATCCACAAATGAAAAAAAGTTATAAACCTATTACAGATTTCAATGCAATAAACAATAAACTAATAAACCAGTTAACAACTGTATTTAATATGTATGAGGATGTTAACTTTTATCATGTGCAAGGATCACAGGGGAATTTTAGAGAAAATGTTATTAGCGAGTTTAACTGGTGTCCCAACCTTACAACTATAGATATTAAAACGTTTGTAAGCCGATCACATTTAGGAGTTACGAGTAATTTGTAACAAATAGATCACTTACAGTTTTAATCTTGCCCATAATCTCTTTAATTTTAAATGTACTAAACACACCAGGATGTAATGGTTTGGGCCAGCCTTCAATAGATACCCAAGCATATCCTTTGTGTTCGTCGTTAAGCGTGGGAATGAATTCATTCTCTACTACACTTATAAACGTGTGATATTCAAATTTTTTATTTTTACTTGTAAATTTTTCTATAGGAATGTGTTTACTTATTGGCGGCTCAAATCCAACTTCTTCTACAATCTCTCTTGATAGCCCTTGTATAGCACTCTCATTGTTTTCTACCTTGCCCCCTACAAACGCCCATGTGTCGCCATAACTGTCTTTATTGCGTAATAAAAATAGATAGCGTTTTGTATTTGTAGCAAAAAATATAGTACCAATGTTTTGGTTCATATAACTAGGGACCAGTCCCCTGCTCTGTATTCGCCTTCATAACTCTTTACCCAAGAAGACCCGTTCCATTTATACTGGATACCAGAAGTTATGTTTGTTGTATATTGAACACCCGATTCACTACTACTGTCAAACTTTACTTCCCACTTGGTGCCATCATACTCAATAATATCATTAGCACCAGCAACAAAGTCTACATTTGCAGTACTTTTCCATGCGTCTGCACCGTCTGTGTTGCTGCTATCACCAATTGCATTAAGAATTAAATAACGTTGTCCAGCACTTGATGCGCTTAACCCAGCCCCTGGAGCATTGTTTAAAGGATTAATAATTTTTAGTACAGAAGTTATTGTGTTTGTTGGTTTTGTGTCTTCATTAATTGTAAACAACAACTTGTAATCATCACTTGGATGGTGCGCAACAGTTCCTATAATCTCACCTGTGCCGATTTCCAGTCTAAGTTGGCTTATACCTGCTTGGAGAGCTCCATATTGATTTATTAATGCTTTCCAGGTAGTTTCTTCTGCGGATGCTGGAATCTTTGTCGGAGGATCATTCAATGGATCGTAATCAACTTTGTTAGTAGTTGTTTCTTCCCTGTGTAATATTGTTACTTGATTTCCTATTAGTAATATACCAAAGTTCATAGGGGTAAACTTCATACGTTCACCTAGTAGTATGTCGTTATCAATAACACCGTCGCTGATGCTGCCGCTTTCGTCATATATACTTGCAACAATTTTTTGTACAACTCCAAGTTTTTTAACTTTACTAGGTGCTGTTAACCATATGGGTACAGTAAATGTTAGTGTAGCGATATCAATCGCATCATCAACACCCACAGGAACTGCTCTACTACTCCATTGTGTTTGTGTAAGTTCAATATAACTTAGGCTTGTCCAGTCTAAATAGTTATCTGTGCTTTGTATTTCTAGCGCAGGATTAAATAAAACCAATAATTGTTCTAATAGTTGTAGCTTTTGCGTAGTATTACTTGTCCAGATATCTACATTTAATGTAAGTTGATATGGCACAGGCATCATGCGTTCTACGGTATATGCATTGCCTTGTGTGGTTAAATATTCTCCAGTATTGTGGTCGTATTTTCTCATACGGATGTGCTGTTTATCAATAAATGCTGGGTCCTGCCTACGCTCTGGCTGATACTCCATTGCCGCCACATAACAACTGAGCATAGGAGTAGGAACTACTTTGTTTTCACTATTTTCACGTATAATACTAGACACCATACGAGTAGCATCTCCATATTTTACTGGTACTGTAAGTAGAGTAGTGTTACCAGCACGATCCTTGCCGTATTCAACTTGAAAGTTACTGAATACTCTTATAAATTGTAGTAAGAAACGCCTTACTTGCTCATCATAAAAAAATGTTTGCGCCATTAACTATCTTCCTTGGCTTGTAGTACACTGCTTAGTGCTTGTCTCTGGCTCATAATAGTATTGTCGTCTCTTGTAGTAGTAGCACTATTATTAATAAACCCATCACGTAACGTGTTTCCTGTGCCTGGTGTGAGTTTGCTACGCACATCATCTTCTACTTTGACCCAGCGTGTTCCGCCGTATCTAAACAGCCTGTTGGGCAAAAAGTCCAATCGTAGTATATAGTCGCCTTCGTTTGCACTTGCAGGAAATGCAGTGCCCATTTCTATTGGATAACCGTTGGGAGCAAGTCCATCACCAACCAGATACCCGCCATAGGCTTGTGTATTTTCTGGACTTATTCTTGTACTACTTGCATCCTGCACGTCGCTATCTGCTGTAACTGAAGTACTATCAGCATTGTGCCCTTTTGGCTCTAAGGGTTTGCCTGTGCTATCTGCAGGAACAACATAATATTTGCTAGTATCGTACCCACTTTCCGGAACTTCTGCCTCTGCTTGTTCTACTACCTTGTTAGTAACTTCTAGCTCTTTCTGATAAGTGCTTAATAAATCACGTAAGGTACTGCCAGTGCTTTCACCATCAGAATTAACTTCAATCTTGTTGAGTATGTCATTGTACTCCTGACTATCTACTAATGGGGTAGCCTTAACACGCCAAAGGTGTGGCCACCAGGTAGGGGAATACCCTTCAGTTGGGCGGGTGCCTTCCTGAATAACATAGTATCTTTTTAGTGCTACCTCAAGACTTGTGTCTAAACTATTATAATCTTTTAAGTGCGGCAATTCTAATACATCACCACTCATTAGTCTGCGTCCGAGTATACGATCCATGTCTGCCATATGGAATGTTATGAACAGTGTATCATTTTGCAGGAACAATCCAAACTGACTCAAATCAAAGTCTGTGTCTGCTACATTGTATATGCCACGCATATTATATACGTCAGTGTCATATTTGCGGTCTCTGTTCTCTAAAAATAAGAAATCTTGTATGGCTAGTGGATCATCTTGTGTCGCCTGAGGCTGACTAGCATCATCGCTTTTGCCCTGATCTAATATGCCTAGGTATTTGTGTACGTTGATACCCGTACCGCCCACAGTAAACATTTCTGATATACGGCGGTCAAAAAACTTAAAATCGTTGGTGTGAGCACCATCTTTCCACAATGAGAGTCTAGGCATAAAAAATATCCTTATCGTATAGTATTTATGGCAAAAATGGTTGACGCTCTTGTACTATGTGCTAATATGTATATATAGGAAATGAGGAGCAAGCATATGTTTATAAGCGAATGGAAGAAGTCGGATTGGCGTTCAACGGAAACGTGGGAGTCAGTCAACTGTTCAACTGGCGATGTAACAATCACCAAGATTGGCAATGGATTCATGGGTCGCGACCCCAACGGAATGCTGGTTTCACAGTTTCCTAATACCTGGGAAAACACTGTTCGGATGATGGAATCTTGCTTTGATTGGCGTGTAGATTTAGGCGAAAAAATAGCCTAAAACGGTTGACGTTCCCTATATCTGTGCTAATATATGTATAGTTAAACAACAAGGACCAAGCAAATGAACAAGGTTTATGCAGTTATCGAAGACTTAGACAACAAGCGCAACGAGCAGGGTTTTGAAACTCGTTGGAGCATGTTCAACGAAGAGATTGTTGACCTCAACGACCGTGTTGTTAACGAAGAGCGTGATATGTATCGCGTAACTTATCGTGCTTTTGACGAGAACCTGCAGGAACACGAGTTCAGCTCGTTCACTGCTACCAACACTGTAGAGGGTTTTTGGAGAGCGGCTGAGTCCGTTTTCCAGCAGGCTAAACGTGAAGTTGGTGACTGGCATGTGTTCGTTGAGTGCTTTGAGCTTGTTGAAGACGGTAGCTTCCGTCTTAGCACTGGTTCATAAAGGTTGACAGAACTTATATCTGTGCTATTATAAAGCATAAGTTAGAATTGAGGAGTTACAGATGAGCAAAGAAGTATCAGACATTGAAGTGCACAACGGTTTTGGTGTAGGTCAATTGCAAACTGCTTTCGATAAGCTCACAGAAGGCATGGACGATTGGAAAATGCCTATCAATACCAATGTCCACATTGGCGAATGGAAACTAATGATTGCAGCTTGTGAATTTTTTACTGGCAGCAAATTATGGCAGGTTAAGGACCTAGGCCTAGGCATGATGCATGTTAAAGCAGACGGTTACTACAATACCATAGTCCAGTTACCTGATCAAACAGGAGCCTAATATGGCAGTAATCTTCGATTTTAAATCTCGCAAGAGAATTAACTTAAATACATTACAGCGTGAATGGGTAGAGTCAGTTGCACACGAAGCAATTGATAATCTGGACACTGCTGATATTATAGGTCTCATAGAAGGGATGGAAGAATACTATGGCGATAAAGACCCGACGTAAAAAAGCACCCAGAGTCCGAGCGCACAAAACTGGTGCAGCGGCAGTTGATACTTCAAAAGGGTATTTGGTCTTTCAGAGGCTCTTCAACGCCAACGTAGACGGTAAAGATAGTGGAAACATTATTAAGTTATATGTACGCAAAAACTTTAGTAAGCCTATAGCGCAGGCTATCCTTAAGAACCCAGAATTTAGCTGGAACACACAAGCAACCGGCGCCTGGTGTTACTGGACATCACAATGTAGTGATGTGCCGTTTGCGGAAGGGTACCTAGGGCCATGTGCCGGTGCTGAAACTGATGAAGCAAGCTACAAGCAGAGCTGTGAGTATTATAATACTAAGTTTAATAATCTAGCAGAGTCTGGTGAATTAATTGTTAAGGCAACTAAAGCTGAAGAAAAGAAAAAATCTAAAGTATACACTCCTGGTATACAAGAGCGTATGCGTGAGCAACTCAGTGACATTGTTGGAGAGTTTGAATCCTGGATAGACGAACAGCCCAGTAAAGATATTCCCAAGATGTTTGACTGGCTCAAAACAAATAATGTAGCACAGGCACACATTAGTAAGATCCGTGAGTACTACGCACCTATTCGCGCAGAGTATGAGATGCTTGCTAATATGCCTACACCTGCTAAAATTAAAAAGATGAGTACAGCAGAGCAGGATAACTGGGAACAAATCAAAGAAGCATACTCGTTCCTATCTAAAGATGATATTAAATGCTATATTAAGTGGTTGGACGTACTAAACTCTGATCTAGATGCTTATACGAATCTTAAACGGGCTACACGTAAAACTCGTGTGAAAAAGGCGCCCAGTGCTAATAAGCTGATATCCAAACTCAAGTACAAGAAAGATGACAGTCGTTATAAAGTTGTTAGCGTTAATCCTACTGCAATTATAGGCGCCACAGAGCTATGGGTATTTAACACTAAGACCCGTAAGTTAGGCAAATATGTAGCAGAAGCTAATCAGGATCTTAGTGTAAAAGGCACTACCTTACAGTTTTTCGATGAGAAGCTGAGTGTGTGTAAAACACTACGCCGCCCTGAGCAACAGCTCGCTGAGTTTGGCAAAGCAGGCAAGGTTGTTCTCCGTAAGTTCTTGGGAAACATTAACGCAACAGAGACAAAAATGAACGGAAGGTTAAACGAACACATTGTTCTACTGAAGGTTTCTTAATAAATACTATATAAGGAACTTATTATGGCTGTTGATCTAACATCTCTCAGAAAAGACATACAAGACTACATTTATTTCCGTTTAGGCGGTGATATGGTAGACGTAGAACTTGACCCATCACATTATAATATGTGCATTGATCAGGCTGTTAGAAAGTATAGACAAAAAGCACAAGGTGCTACAGAAAGCAGCTATGTTTTCCTTGAGATTGTAGAGGAGCAGCAGGAGTATATACTGCCAGATGAGATACAAGAAGTACGTCAAGTATTCCGTCGCAGTGTGGGCAGCGGGTCAAGCGATACAGGAACACAGTTCGAACCATTTGAAGCAGCCTTTGTAAACACTTACTTGTTACAAGCAGGCCGTGTAGGTGGACAAGCAACATATGAAATGTACTATCAGTATCAGGAATTGAGTGCAAGGCTGTTTGGTGGGTTTGTAAACTTTGATTGGGACCGTGTAAATAAAAGACTTACACTGCTACGTAAGTTTTCAGCAAGTGGTGAATCTGTAATACTCTGGTGTTATAATACACGCCCAGATACTACATTACTACAAGATAAAAAAACACAACCTTGGATACAGGATTATAGCCTGGCATTAGCCAAATATACACTAGGTGAAGCACGTAGTAAGTTCAGTACCATTGCGGGTCCGCAGGGTGGCACTAGCATGAACGGCGACACACTCAAAGCTGAAGCACAGGGCGAAATGCAACAATTAGAAGTAGATCTCAGAAATTATGTTGATGGCAGTGATCCACTTAGTTTTATTATTGGTTAATTATACAAAATAATGTTATAATTAATACATGATTATAGGATTAATTGGATTCATAGGGTCAGGCAAAGGCACTGTAGGCGACATGCTCTCAGAGCAAGGGTTTACGCAGGCTAGTTTTGCACAACCATTAAAAGATGCTACAGCAAGTATCTTTAATTGGGACCGTGAACTACTAGAAGGCATCACAGATGCTAGCAGAGCCTGGCGAGAACAAGTAGATCCCTGGTGGGAAGAACGGTTGGGTATACCCGATTTTAGCCCACGACTAGCATTGCAATTAATGGGCACAGAAGTTTTCCGCAATCACTTTCATCAGGATACCTGGATTCTAAGTATGGAAGCAAAACTTAAAGATACTACAAACGATTTTGTCATAACAGATGCACGGTTTCCTAACGAAATAAACATGATCCGCAATCAAGGTGGCGTTGTGGTGCGTGTTAAAAGAGGCGACGATCCAGAATGGTTTAGTTTAGCAGAGACTGATATTGATGCAATGCCTCAGGTATATCCAGATATACATGCTAGTGAGTATAGCTGGTGTAGTGTTACGCCCAATTATCTTATTACAAACGATACCACATTTGCAGATTTAAAAAATACAATTACAGATCTTCTAGCAGATCTCCACGATTCCAACCAGTAGTGCTTACTTCTACATTACAATTTAAGCACAACGTAATTAAATTCTGTATGCTAATGTGTTCACGATTTCCGTCAACATAATAAACTGTCATTTGTTCTGGTAATTTAGGATCAAATCCGCAGTTTTCACATTTTGATTTCATTCTATAGCCAGCTAAAAACCACCTAGGAAACTTATTAGTAGGTTGCTTGTTTTTTTCTTTATTGCATTTTTCACATAGTTTTCTATAATAAATTTTGCCGCTGCGGTGATAATTAACAGCGCACGGGGTAATTCTACATGTCGAACATAAAGGTCTCATAGTACTCTTATTTACACGATTTATACGAACCTTTAAAGGGAGTATACTAATAGCCTGTTTTTCAGTACATTTAATAAATACTATTACATAACAGACTCTGTTTAAGGATGAAAATATCATGGCATTAGTATCACCAGGCGTCGAAGTTACAGTAGTTGACGAAAGTCAGTACGTACCAGCAGACCAAGGAACAGTTGCAAGTATTATTGTTGCAACAGCACAAGACAAAACAACAGGCAGTGGCTCAGGCACTGCCGTCGGAACAACAGCCGCTAACGCAGGCAAAACATATCTCATTGGCAGTCAGAGAGAACTTACCTCTACATTTGGAAACCCAAGTTTTTATACCACAGCAGGAGGTACTCCTATTCATGGATATGAAATTAACGAATACGGATTGATGGCAGCACACAGTTTGCTTGGCGTAAGTAACAGAGTATATGTTACTAGAGCCGATGTTGATCTTGGAGAGCTTGTAGCAAGTACAAGTAGGCCAACAGGTAATCCTGCAGCCGGAACAGTTTGGTTAGATTCAAGTTTAGATAGCCGATGGGGTATTTTTTCCTGGAATGCTAGCACAGGCGCCTTTACAAATAAAGTGCCTACTGTTATTACTAGCACATCTGATTTAGACGGTGGTGTACCGAAAACATCAATTGGTGCTATTGGCGATTATGCTATTGTAGGAACAAATGTTGCTAATCCAGCATACTACAAAAACCGTAGTAACGCCTGGGTATTGGTTGGTAGCACAGGTTGGCAACAATCATGGCCTACAATTTCAGGCACAACTGCTAGTCCAACACTAGTAAACGGTAATACTATTGTTATTAATAGTTCAACTGTTACACTGAGTGGAACAACAGCAAGTGCCCTTGCAAGTAATATTAATAGTGCGGGCATTACAGGTGTTACAGCAGCCGCAGTTGATAACAAAGTTGAAATTTATGCTACAAGTTCAGCAGCAAGTGATGGATCAACTACAGATGGCAAAGTTGTACTTGCTAACGGATCAGGAACAATTTTAAGTCTTTCCGGACTTACTGCAGGAACATATGCGTGTCCATTGGTTCAACAGAGCCAGCACTTTACGGTTCCAGAGTGGAAGTCAACAGATACTACACCACGCCCAAGTGGAAGTGTTTGGGTTAAAACTACTGCAAATAATCTTGGTGCAGATCTAGATGTTGGAGTTTATGATACAACAACACAACAGTTTGCCACTGTTGATGCTCCACTTTATGAAAATGATCAAACCGCTCTTAAGAACTTGGACAGCACAGGCGGCAAAGCAATTGCAGCGGGCGTTTATTACACACAATTTGATGTTACAGAAAACGACACAGTTACATATAAATTATTCAGTAGATTTGCAACTGGAGTTTTAGAAGTTACTGGTAACGTTGATGCAGCTACGCCACTTACTGCAAGTGATCAATTTACTATCCAAGCAAGTGCAGCTAATAGCACAACACTTACATCAGCAGCAACAGTAACAATTAGTGGTACTTCATTAGCAGATATTGCAAGTGACATTAATGGAGCAAACGTTGCAAACGTAAGTGCAGAAGTAACATCTAGCGGTTTTCTTAAAATTAAACATGCACTAGGTGGTATGCTTATTTTAAAAGATACAACAGGTACTCCGTTAACGGATGCAGGCATTGTTACAGCAATTACTACTGGACAAGTTCGTGCAGGTAATAGCAGTGACTTAATTGTAAGTAACTGGGTTGCTCCAACTTACACAATTAGCACAAGTTCACCAAGTTCTGATCCAGCAGACCAGCGTTATTGGTATCATGGAGGGCTTGATGTCGATATTATGATTCATGATGGGGGCACTTGGAAAGGTTATCAAAACGTAACCAGTGATGCACGTGGACACAATCTTAGTAATACGAGTCCAAATGGTGTAATTATTAGCGCAACGGAGCCACTTACTCAAAGCGACGAAACAACTGTTGTGGTAGGTGATCTTTGGTTAGATTCAAGTGATCTCGACAACTACCCAAAAATTTATCGTTACGAAACAGTAGACAGCGAAAACGTATGGGTACTAATTGATAACACAGATCAAAACACAGAAAATGGTATTCTGTTTGCTGATGCACGGTTTATAGGCGATACAACAACTGACGTTGTTACAGGAACAATTCCAACAACTAAGACATTGCTAACAAGTGATGTTGTTGATATTGACCGTCCAGACCCAGCAATTTATCCACGTGGTATGCTACTGTTTAATACACGCCGTAGTTCCTATACTGTTAAACAATTCCGTAGCAATTACTTTAGTCGTACAAACTTTAGTGATACTACACTGTATCCAACACTTCCTACAGAGAAGGATGCATGGGTAACAGCAAGTGGTAACAAAAATGATGGATCACCCTACATGGGACGCAAGGCTGTACGATCAGTTGTTTCAGCAGCAATGAAGTCAGCTATTGATGCTAGTGAAGAACTACGTGAAGACAGCAGAGACTTCAACGTTATTGCAGCGCCTGGATATCCAGAGCTAATTGCTAATATGGTAAGTCTAAACAACGACAGACGTAATACAGCATTTGTTGTAGGTGACACACCAATGCGTCTAGCAGCTATTGGCAGTACACTACAAAATTGGGCAACCAATGCTAACAGTGCAAGTGATAATGGCGATGATGGATTAACAACTACTGATCCATTCCTCGGTGTGTTCTACCCCGCTGGTCAAACAACAGATCTAAGCGGTTCAACAATTACTGTTCCAGCAAGTCATATGATTCTACGTACTATTGCACGTAGCGATGATCAGAGCTTCCAATGGTTTGCTCCAGCTGGTACACGCAGAGGCCTTGTTGACAACGTTGGTAGCATTGGGTACATTAATAGTGCAACTGGCGAGTTTGTTACAGATAACGTTCGGGAATCACTACGTGACACGCTATACACTAACAATATTAATCCAATTACATTCTTTAATGGTGTTGGCATTCTTAACTATGGTAACAAAACAAATGCAGCATCTACTAGTGCATTAGATCGGATCAACGTTTCAAGATTGATTGCATACCTACGCAAGACTTTACAGCGTACAGCAGTTGGCTTTGTGTTCGAACCTAATGACAAGATCACAAGAGACGAACTAAAACAACTACTTGAACAGTTAATGAATGATCTTGTTGCAAAGCGTGGCATTTACGATTACATAGTTGTTTGTGACGAGAGCAATAATACAAATGACAGAATTGATCGTAACGAATTGTATGTTGATATTGCTATTGAACCTACCAAGGCTGCGGAATTTATCTTTATTCCAATTAGACTTAAGAACACTGGTGAGATTGCAAGTGGCAACGTAGCCGCCTCACAGAGTGTTTAAAGCACATAGAAAATAGAAAATAATGGGGGATCTGTAATAGACCCCCCATTTTTCTTGAGCAAATATAGATAAATATTATTATAAAAGGGAGATACGACAGATGTCAGTTTCATCACTAACAAAATTTACTGTGCCATTAGACAGTGATCAGTCAGCTAACGCACAGGGCTTGCTTATGCCCAAACTTAAATATAGATTCCGTGCATTATTTGAAAATCTTGGCGTATCTACTCCACGGACGGAACTAACTAAACAAGTAATGGATATTACTCGACCCAGCGTTACGTTTGAAGAAATGGAAATTCCAGTTTACAACTCACGTGTTTATCTTTCAGGCAAACATAGTTGGGATATGGTTACAGTTAACTTCCGCGATGATGTAAACGGCGCTGTAAGTAGATTACTAGGCGAGCAAGTTCAAAAGCAATTTGACGTTTTAGAACAATCTAGTGCTGCATCAGGTATTGACTACAAATTTATTACACGTTTTGAAATCTTAGACGGCGGCAACGGAGCAAGTGTTGCTAATGTGCTTGAAACCTGGGAACTATACGGATGCTTCTTGCAGAACGTGAACTACAATGATTTAAACTATGCATCAAATGAGCCTGTAACAATTACAGCATCTATCCGCTTTGATAATGCAGTGCAAACGCCAATCGGAGACGGCGTTGGTGCAACAGTGGCCAGAAGTATTGGCTCAGTTGTAACTGGTTAACTACTAAATTTATTAAGAAAGCCCCCAAGATTTTGGGGGTTTTTTTATGGATAAATACTGTATAGGAGAATTGGTTTGGCCAGTGTTAACACATTACTGAATTCACTTGCAAAAGGCGATCAGATTAAAGATTTTCAGCATGCTTCAAGGCTGTTTGTAGACAATAACTATGAACTACAGCCTAGGCACCAGCACCTATTTGCTGTAGTTTTTAACTTCACACCTGATGCCGCCCGCCTCTTTAACAGTGTGGAGAAGATGGAAATACCAATGTTGGTAAAGACTATAGATTTGCCAGGATTTAGTATCCAAACTGAAACACACAATCAATACAATAAGCAGACGCATAGTCAACATAAGATTAATTATAGCCCTGTAAATATTGCATTTCATGATGACCAAAGAGATCTTATAAGAAGTTTTTTACACACCTATCAAAATTTTTATTATAAAGACAGTAGCCACGCCTTGGGCAGTGGCATTTATAATACTGAAAACAAATACAGTGGTTATCAGAACGGCCAATGGGGTTTTAGTCAGGGCAACACAAGATTCTTTAAAGATATTAGAGTATACTCTATGTATCAAAAACGTTTTGCAGAATACACACTTATAAATCCTATCGTAACTAATATCGGGCATGATAGTCATGCATATGCCAGTGGCGGGTTAATGCAACATACTATGAGTTTTGCTTACGAAGCAGTAAAATATAGCACAGGGTTTGTTAATAACATTAATCCAAAGGGATTTGGTGAGATACATTATGATAAAACACCAAGTCCTCTGGGCACTGCTGGTGGATTATTAGATGATACTGTATTATTCCAAGGGGGATTGCTGGATACAGCAGGTAGTATAGCTCGAGATTTATTTGACGGAAATTTGCTTGGCGCAGTAATAAAAGGCGGGGTTATTTTCAACGAGGCAAGGGATATAGATTTAGGTGATGTGCTAGAAAAAGATGGCACACGCATATTAGGTAGTATTCTCAGAGGAGAAAATCCGTTGAACGATATTATTATTCCTACTACACAAGGCAGTCGAACACTTGGCGGCACTCCACCTAATAGAGGTTCAGTTGATAGGAATACTAATCCTTCTCCAAGCACAGTAACAAGCAATGGTGTCAGTGTGTTAAATAATGTATTTCGTACTCCTGGTATTAATCCAAATACACCAATAGGATCCAATCGTGCTGTGCCAAATCGCACAGGCACAAGGGCTACTCCTAACAATATTGGTGATATTCTTACAAATTTCTTTACAGGCGGAAGTAATGCAAATCAAAAGGCTACTAAAGTGCAGCAATTGGAACAAAGATTGGCTCAGCTGAATAGCCAAATAGCCAATCCCCCACCAGGCGGTGTCCCTACATTTATTATTAAAGAAAGAGATGATCTAAAATCACGAATTGATTTAGAATTTGGAATAGGTTTATAATGGCAATAGATACAAGCACAGAACTAGTAGATCCTAATACAAGTATAGATGACTATGTAACCCAATACTTCCAAGAGTACTTTGGCCAAAAACATGTAGTAGACCAAAACGACTTTGAATTAGTAAAAAGTTTTTTTCAAGCAAGAACAGACAACCCTAATAACCCAAGTGTGGGCGCAAACACAGTAGCAGTGCTTCTGGCTGCTGATCAACTTAAAGTATACCCAAGTGATATTATACAACGAATAGATACAGCAGATTACAAGAAAACTTTCTCATTAATATTAAACTTAACTAGACAGGGCGTTAGCTTAATAGGATATGAACAACCCAAAACAACATCTATAGAAAACAGTAGACAGGTAATAGCGTAATGCGTTGGGCCAATGGCTTGTATGAGATGGCAAATCCTACCAAGTATGCTGGTAATCGCAAACCCAGGTATCGCAGTAGTTGGGAACATGCTTTTATGCGCTTTTGTGATAACCATCCAAGCGTAATGAGTTGGGCAAGCGAAAGTATTAAGATACCATATCGTAATCCACTAACAGGCAAACAGAGTGTTTACGTGCCTGACTTTTTTATAATGTATCAGAACAGCAATGGCAAAAAACGTGCAGAGCTAATAGAGATAAAGCCAGAGAGTCAGACCAGATTAGGCGCAAAGACAAGTCAACACGACAAACTTGCTATTGCAATCAACCATGCAAAGTGGGAAGCCGCAGCAAAATGGTGCAAGCTCAAAGGCGTGCAGTTTAGAATAGTTACTGAAAGTGATATCTTTCATCAGGGTAAAAAGCGCAGATAAGTATTCGTATGACAAAAAAATTAGAATCACTTTTTGACCTTGATGATGCTGCTCCTGATGTAGATACTGAAGAAGCAGTTGAAGCAGTACAGGCTATTACAGCAAGTGCACCAGATCTTACCACAGCATTGGAAGCAGTGGACAAAATTGATGCGGCGTTGCCAATGATACGTGACTTGGAAACAAGTGACACTGAACTAGACGATATTGCTAACACCGCACGTAATACATTTCAAGATCTAATGGACCTGGGTATGAATGTAGAAGCACGTTTTGCAGGTGAAATTTTTAACAATGCTAGTAAGATGCTGGACACTGCACTCAGTGCCAAGAACAACAAGATAAACAAAAAGCTGAAAATGATTGATCTACAGCTAAAGAAGGCACAATTAGACCTCAAAAAGAAGCAGGCGGGCGAGCATGATGTTGAGGAAACTGAGGGTGTTGTAATGGATCGTAACCAGCTTCTTATGGAAATTTTAGGCAAAGAAGCATAAATATATTATAGGATGATAACTATGAAGACGTTTACAGATTACCTCATTGAGAACGAACAAGAATACACATTCCGTATTAAAATTGCATGTGAGTGCGATGATGATATGCTTGACAATATGGAAACTGCCCTTGAGAAATGGGACCTTAAAAGTCTTAGTAAACCCAAGCGTACCCCAATTCAGGAGCATCCCATGGACTTCCAAACATTGCAAAATGTAGAAGTTAACATTATGGATGCAGTACTACAATATCCTGCCACAGCAGATCAGATTTACCAGTATGTAAGTGAAACAGTGGGCATTCCACTAAGTCATATGGTTGTTATCAACAAAGATCATCCTGAAGAGATTGCTAGAGAAGAGTCCCTAAAAGAGGAAGACGAAGAGTATGTCGTCAAACTAGAAGACAGCGAATACAAAGACGCTGGTGATGTTAAAGTTGATGACAACTTTGGCGACAAATACAACGAAAATATGTTGAAAGATTTAGAGACTCGCAAATACGAGTTTGCAAAGGAATAGAATAATGCACATGATTGACGTAATGGCAAAACTGAAAGATATTGCAGAAAGCGGATACGACAACGAAGATATCCAGCGTGGCATTGATGCCGCAGCTACACAAGTATTTGCGGAAGAAGAAGCAGTTGCTGAAGAAGAACTTTCAGAAAAACGTGGCAGTAAAAAAAGAAGCATGCAAAAAAATGATGTTGCTAACGACAAAGAGCCAGTTGAAGAGGAAGAAGAAGTAGTTGAAGAAGGCTACTACGAAATGCCTCCCATGGATAGAGAGCGTTACACAGATATACCAGGTCTGGAAGGCCCATTTACAACACGCTCAGGCAAAGTTGTTTACTATGATCCCAAAGAAGGCAAGTATTACGATAGAGATTCCGATATGTATCTTAGTTATGAAGAGTTTAAGGATTATGATCAAAGTAGACCAGAAGACTTTAAGATTACCAAGATGGAATTGCCCAAAAGTATGGAAAAAGAGAGTGTTGAAGAAGTGCATGAAGATGTAGAAGAAGACACCAGCTTGGATGATATGCTTAAACTTGCAGGTCGCAGCGGTGTAATGGGACTTAGCCAGAACAACATCATTGCTGAAAGCCTAGAGCTTGACGAAGAAGATGAAGTAGAAGTTCGTGAAGACACTCAGGAAAATGAGGTCAAGCGTGTTATTGCTAAGATACTTGGCAGATATCGTCCTCTAACTTATGATGATTTTGATAACGAAGATCTAAACTCTGCTTTATATGATTTCTTTAGTAACAGTGGCGAAATACCATATGATGTTGTAACAAGTGGTGATCCTAATGAATGGATTTTTGATAAACTAAACAGTCTAGGTATGACAGAAGATTTACAAGAAGAAGCAGTGGAGGAAACTGTAGCAGTTCCTGTACAAGCACTTGAAGAACTAATGCGTCTAGCAGGTTATGAGAACTACGAAGCAAAGATCAACGAGTATGAAAACGATCCTGAAGTAGAGTATATGGACGTTGAGGATCAAATGATTGGTCTCAGTGGTGGACTTAATGGTCCTAAGAAAGCATATGCAGCCGCGGCAGGTGGTGACAATGCTATGGCACAGGAACCAACAGAAGTTGATGAGAGTTTAGAAGAATCATTTTACTCAGAGTATAGTAAGATGGTAGAAGATCTTAGATCAGAAGATGATTAAATCTTACAAAGATTATTTAACAGAAGCAGAGCAGGCTATGGTCCCACAGCCTGGAGACTGTCTGCATTTTATTACTGAAGATGGCGTTGAGCATATCCAGTTAGAAAGGGATTCCGCCGTCGACAAACTGGCAGACGCCGCTGGCATAAAAAAATATGGCAAAAAGGCCTGGGGTTGGATAAAAAAAACACTTGGTATTGGTGGTGGTGTTGGCGCCGGAGCAGGTGCAGGACTTTTAGGAGGCGCTCTATTAGGTGGAGGTGGTGGTGGTAGTGGTGCTTTTAAAGCAGGATATGATTTAGCCAGTAACCAATTTGTAGGTGATAATCCCCTTATAGAGACACTTAACAAACAAGTCCACACTGAATACCCACAAAATATCTCCCATTTTATAATAGATCTACGATAATCCCTTAGAGTAAAACTATATGGCAAGTCTTGACAATATGGTTCACGAAATACCAGAGCTATCTTTAGATTTGGATACGTGCTACAATGTAATACAACACGCAGAGGATACAAACTCTACGGATAGTAGCTTTCAGGTTCCTGATCTATACTTTAAATATCTCACTAATAAAATCTATGCTAAGATTGACAATGCAATTATAATGAAGTTTTGGCCTGATAGCTGGTTAAATTGGCATAAAGACGTAATAAGAACAGCCGCTATAAACGTATTACTAACTGATAACCATAGTAGCTACGAAAGTCTAATGATAAACCCCGCTACACATGAAGTACATAATATAAATTATACAACTGGCGTTCCTTTACTGTATAATACAAGAAATATACACATGGTGCGTAATAATCATTTAACTTGTCCAAGATATATTTTAAGTATCTCCTTTAACGATAACATGCATAGCGGCAGTAATTTTACGTTCCAAGAACTAGTCGAATTATATAATAGGAGGTTATTGATTAATAACACTCAGCAAGTACAGAAATCTCCTAAACTATACTGGTCTAAAGACAAAATTACTGCTGATATAGATAACCAAGTTTTAGATAAATACACTGCTAACTAAAATGTTAGTTTATGCAGGATACCACCTGCGTAGCCCTAGAACGGCCCAACAAGGAGAAACAAAATGGGTAGACCAATGAAACTTGCCGAAACAGTAGACGGCAATTTAAAAGTAGCAGCAGCAAATACCAGTGGTACAATTGGTGATACAGCCCTTAGCGGTAGTACACAGATCCAATTCACAGGATTTGTTGAAGGCGGTAGCGCAAACACAGGTTATGCTAGTGCTCAAAAGGGTTCAACAACATTTAAGATTACTACTTCAGACGGCACAGGAGATCTTATCCTAAACGCTGTTGCAAGTGGTTCACTTAGTGCAGGCGAATGCCAACTTACAGCAACTGACAGTGATGCAAATACTTACTATGTAAGTAAGATTACTTCACGTTATGTAACACTAGTACCAAACGATGGTGTACAGTTCACAAGTGGACAACGTGCACTATGGGTTGCTAGCGGTAGCGAAGTAAGCGGCTCAGCAGTCAGCATTCCGCTAGCATAATAAGGTTTTACTTTGGATATTAGCCAAATAAAACAACGCTTATCAAGCATTCAAAACAGTTGCCCTAGAACTAGGGCAACTGAATGCTTTTGCGAAAGCGTTAACAAGATACAAGAAGCAGAGCAAGATATAATTGCAGTCTGCAATCTTGAACACTCAGACACAGTGACGGGCACCATTCTGTTTATACAGCGCGGTGACAGTCCTACCTTAATAAAGGGAACAATCACTGGATTACAACCTGGTAAGCATGGGTTTCACATACATGAGTATGGAGACTTGAGCAAGGGTTGTGAATCTGCTGGTGCTCACTACAATCCTGACGGTGTAGATCATGGAGATCTGGAGCAGGGCCATGTGGGGGACTTAGGCAATATTGAAGCAAACGATCAAGGAATCGCAAACTTTAGTATTGTTTCAAAACGTGTTGATCTAACAGGTGATCGTAGCATCGTGGGCAGAGCCGCAGTGGTTCATGCTGATGAAGACGATCTAGGTCAAGGCGGAGATGAAGAAAGCCTCAAAACCGGTAATGCTGGGGATCGATTGGCATGCGGCGTAATAGTCCTTGCCAAAACAGATACCTAAGGAGATAAAAATATGAAAATTGTAAATTGGGTAAAAGACCGTATCGCTGAACGTACCTCATGGGACGGCGGCGTAGTAATTGCAGTTAGTGTTCTTGCACTAATTGCTAGTCCTATTATTAAATGGGTAGCATGGGCAGGGCTTGCCTATGGTATTTGGACAATTATTAAGAAAGACTGACAAATAACATTACGTTAAAGATTAAGGATCAGTGAGTAATATCACTGGTCCTTTTTTGTTAATAAGTATATTATGTAGGAGTTAACCATATGCGTGATGAATATTTTTTACCATTTAATGACATGATTGTCAGCACACGCGAAGAAACAGGACATGCACTACCAGAAAATGTAGAAGTCTATGTTAGTGCACTATTAGCAAGTTTTATCAATAAACCAGATTTTTTACCAGAAAAATCCTTTGCAGAGGCGTATGCTATTTTAACTAACAAAGATTACACTAGTGCTAAACATCTGGGAGACACTTGTTTATTTTTAAGCGGAGTCTTTCCTAAGTACGGGGTCCGATATGGGTTAAATAAGACATACTATAGACGTATTGGGAGCAGTAGTTACGGCATAGCCAGTGAACGACTACAACAAGACGTTTTTCAATTGTTGTCAAGACATTTTAATTTTGTAGCAGAATACATTCAAGTATCAATCAACCCAAGAGTAACTTTAAGGATTTTTGATGAGTCGTAGTTTAGAGGGTGTTTTAATAAAAAAAGCACACCAAAGCCAGAAGTTTACACCTGCCCAAGTACAAGAGTTTGCTAAATGTGCAAATCCTGTAACAGGTCCATATTACTTTATGAAAAACTTTTTTACCATACAACATCCTACAAAAGGACAGTTACTATATAAAGCATATGATTATCAAGAAAAACTGTTAGAAACATATCATACCCATCGATTTAACGTTAACATGTTGCCCAGACAAACTGGTAAGACAACCACAGCCGCTGGTTACTTGTTATGGAGAGCGATGTTTGTGCCAGATAGCATTGTCCTTATCGCTGCGCACAAGTATAGTGGCGCTCAAGAGATTATGAGCCGTATACGTTATGCTTATGAGCTATGCCCTGATTATATACGTGCTGGCGTTACTAGTTATAATAAAGGCAGTATAGAGTTTGAAAACGGATCACGACTCATAAGCCAAGCAACAACAGAAAACACAGGACGTGGGTTAAGTCTTAGTTTGCTATATTGTGACGAGTTTGCATTTGTGCGTCCTACTATTGCTAGAGAGTTTTGGACCAGTATTAGTCCTACACTGGCAACTGGTGGTGCAGCTATTATTACTAGTACACCTAACAGTGATGAAGACCAGTTTGCTGAGATATGGAGACTTGCTAACAAGTGTTTTGATG